CCCCTTACAGAATGGGTAGAACCCTTTTGTACAAAGTTACAGGTTTAATAAGTAAATATATTGACTCTAATAGTCAAGTAGGTTAACTATGCCTTTAAGTACGCTACGTTCAGACCTTAAAACAGCAATAACATCAAATACAAACTATTCTGCTTATGATCACGTACCCGATATTGTTATTCCACCAGCAGCCCTAATTTTAGCTAGTGACCCATACCTAGAACCAATAGTTATCGGCAATAGCAAAAACTATTACGTCAGACTAACATTAGAAGTTGTTAGTTCAACGTATTCTAACCCAAGCGCGCTAAAAAACTTGGAAGACGATATAGAAACAATTCTAGGACTTATTCCGTTAAACTTTATAGTATTATCGGTAAGTAGCCCAAGAATTAGAAGCACTAACAGCACAGATTTGTTAAGTGCTGAAATACAACTACAAACAGCCTACACAGGCTAAGAAAGGTAAGAAAATGGCAACAACTATTTTAAGTGGTCGTAGTTTAACTTTAACTATTGCTACAATCGCATACAGCGAACAAATTTTAGACTCAGCTATCAACTTTGATACCGAACGTTTAACTTTTGACACTCTTGCAGGCAAAGCATACAAATACATAGACTCAAACGTTACTCTTGATATTAACTTTTTGAATGACGCTGGTAAAACAAGTCCAGGAAGTTTATACAAAGCACTTTGGGATGCAACAGAAACAGCACCAGATACAGCTCTTGCTTTTGTTTTAACTTTAACAACTGGTGTAAGTTTGACTGGTACAGTATTACCACAATACCCGGGTATTTCTGCTTCAGGTGCAGATGCACAAACTTGTTCAGTATCACTACAAGTTGTCGGCATCCCAACAGAAGACTTAACCTAACAACAACAAACAGAACAGGGGCACACAAATGCTTAAACTAAAATTATCGTGGGAATTAGAAACAGGTGAAAAGTTTGAAGAATGGACAAGACCAGTCGAACTATCACTTGCAGAAAAAGAACTATACTCAGGCAAGTCAATTGTTAAAATACTTATCGAAGAAAGCACACCAAGTAACACACTTCTTTTATTCTTGGCTCACAAGATCCAACAACGTGTTACCAAAAAAGTCGAGAGCTTTGATACCTGGAAAAGCAAAGTTACCGATATTGCAGCTTCTGATTTTGAGACAGCAAATTTTACCAAGCCCGAAGTATTGGGCGCACAGCAGTAGAACTAGCAATAGCAACTGGGATAACACCCGACTATTGGCTCAATGCCGAACCCGAAATATGGGCAACGGCTATGGACATACTGAACGAGCGCAATAATGGCTAAAGCAATTAGGCTTGTTCCGGTTGACAAAGATTATCGAGCGTTATTACGTACCTTTAACAAAATGGACGACGGCGCAAAAAATGAAATGAAAAAAGTTGCTAGCGATTTAGCAGAGCGAGGTGCAAGATATGCACAAGGCGCAGCTTCATCAGCACCTTTTAATAATCGTCAAGCCATAGCTGTAGCACAATCTATTAAAATATCTAGATCAGATAAAGCCCCAAGTTTTAGTATTGGTGGTAGGCAAAAAGTTGGCTCTAGTGCTTTTAGTGCTGGTTATGTGATAATGGGTAATGAGTTTGGTTCTAAGCAATATAAACAGTTTCCTAAACGCTCTGGTCAAGGTGGCAAACAGGGTTGGTGGTTGTTTAAGGCTATGGCTAGATTTCAACCAGTTATTGCCCAGGAATGGTTACGAGGTTATGAAAAGATTACAAGTAGTTGGAAAAGTAGGGCTATTTAATGGCTGATATTAGGACACTTAAATTAGCGTTACTAGCTGACACAAAACAATTTATTCAAGGTCTTGATAAAGCCGATAAAGAGACAAGAAGTTTTAGCAATAAATTAGGTGACGCTCTTAAAACTGGTGCTTTGGCTTTCGCAGCTGTGGGTGCTGCTGCTGGGGCTATGGCAATTAAAATAGGTGTAGATGCTGTTAAAGCAGCTATTGAAGATGAAAAAGCCCAAGCGAGTCTTGCACAAACACTTAAAAATGTAACTAAAGCCACTGATGCACAAATTAAAAGCACAGAAAAATATATTGACAAAACAGCACGCGCTACAGGTGTAGCAGATGACCAGCTTCGTCCGAGCCTTGACAGACTTGTTAGATCAACACAAGACGTAACTAAAGCACAAAAACTACAACAACTTGCACTTGACATATCTGCTGGTACAGGTAAAGACCTTTCCACAGTCACAGAAGCATTGGGTAAAGCCTATGACGGAAACCTTGGTGCGTTAAAACGTATAGGTGTACCTCTTGATGAAAACATAATTAAAACTAAAAACTTTGATGCAGCTCAAAAAGCTTTAAGTGAAACTTTTGCTGGACAGGCAGGCATAGCAGCTGAAACTTTTGCTGGTCGCATGGAAAGAATTAAAGTTGCTGTTCAAGAAGCTAAAGAACAATTAGGTCAAGCATTATTACCTTTGTTAGAACGATTTGCTACTTTTGCTACCGAAACTCTTGTACCAGCTTTGCAAGGCATTGTTAATGGTTTAACAGGTGGGGACAGAAAAGCAGTTGTTCCTTCATTTTTAACTTTTGGTGAAGTTGTTAAAGACGCTGAAACATTAGGTTATGATTTAGGGGTTTCTATTAGAGATTTAGCAACATCTCTTGGCGAACTTAGCACAGCCCTATTTGACTCATCAGATAACAAATCAGGTTTACAATCTTTGATAACTGGTTTAACAACTTTAACAAACACAATAAACAGAATCATTAGACCATTTATTGCTTTAATTGAATTATCACAAAAATTCGCTGATGTTCAAAGTGGCAAACGAATAACTTTACCTGATTGGATACGCAATTTAAATACAGCTGTAGTGCCAAACTTTTTGTTAAACCCAAGACAAAGACAAGCCGAAGCTGAAAGAAACAATGTAAGTATTACAATCAATTCTGGCACAGGCGACCCTAACGCTATTGCTAGAGCTGTAACTAATGCGTTGAATTCGTCAGGTCGTTATGGTACTACTAGGTTTGCGACATGACCTTTTGGAATCCAACAACAACTATAACTATTGCTGGTAACAATTTAACCAGCTACACATTACAAGGTTTAACTATAAATCTTGGCAGGTCAGATATAACCCAACAATCTTACGCAGGTTTTTGTCAGCTTGTTTTACGTGATTGCCCAACAGATTTGATTAACATAAATGATGAGATACAAATATCACTTGACACAACTAATGCAACTGTACCAATTTTTACAGGGTTCATTACTGACCTAAATTCTGCCATTGTTGCTTCGTCAGCAAATGTTAAAGTTGTTGATTTAAGTATTAACGCTGTCAGTGTGCTATCTAAACTTGCCGCAGGGTTTGCTAACAATAAAGGTTATGCTTTAGAAAAAGACGGTACACGTATGCTTAACGTTATTTCTGAACTTATTGGCACACAATGGCAACAGTTAAACAGTTCACAAACTTGGAATGATTACACAACACAAACTTGGAATGATCTACTTGGTGTTGATGTTTCCGAAGTTGATACTCCTGGAACTTTTGATTTGTACGCTGTCATAGCTGACCCCCAAGAAGGTTTAGGGTATGCCCAAATTGTTGCTAATTCTGGTATGGGTCAATTATACGAAAACGCTGACGGTTCAATTGGTTACGCAGATCAAGACAGGCGTGCAGATTATTATTCATTAAATGGTGCAACAACTCTTGACTCTAACTACATTTTGAGTGACGGCATAACAATTAATAAATCTAAATACAATGTGGTCAATAATGTTGATGTATCCTATGGTGACCCGTCTGCTACCCTTAATGCTTTTGATGCTAACAGTATTGCCCAGTATGGTTTGGGTTCTTCAAGTGTTCAAACGTTTCTTGAAGATACTGTTGATGCACAAACTACAGCTGACCGAATTATTTTATTGAACAGAGAACCCGCTGCTAAACTTGAAGGTATTAGTTTGTTGTTAGAGAATGATGCTATTACTGACGCTGATCGTGATGCTTTGATTCAAATATTTTTTGGTCAGCCTTTTGAAATTGTTGGTTTGCCTTCTTTGCTTTATTCCGGTGCGTTTCTTGGCTACCTTGAGGGTTGGTCTTGGACTATTAACCGGAAAGGGGCTAAACTTGATTTAACCTTGTCAGATATTGCCTATTCTGCTAGTTTAGTGGAATGGCAAGATGTTTCAGCCGCTGAGGCTTGGAATACTTTGTCTAATACTTTGACTTGGGTAGACGCAACTTTGGGAGTGGCATAAATGGCAACGACAACTAATTATGGTTGGACAACACCTGATGATACTGATTTAGTTAAAAACGGTGCTGACGCTATTCGTGTTCTTGGTACAGCTATTGACACTTCAATGAATACAGCCCTTGGCACAAAAAAGTCAGGTCTTGTATTACTGAATACAACTAGTTTTAGTGGAGTTGCTAGTCAATCAATAAATAATGTTTTTAGTGCAA